TGGACTTCTTACTTTTACTACTTTCATATTGTATGGTATATTGTATCAATCAATTCTTCTTCTAAATATATTTCCTCTTTACATTCTCCAAGCCAACTTATGTAATTTGTTGAATCAATTGTTAAATCAGTTGGGCCTATTATAAATGTAGGAATTGTATCTTCTCCTTTATAAATTTTTACTATGTTCATTTTGTAATATCTTTTAAATTATAATCTACCATTGTTTCAACATCTTGACCAAATGCTTTTATTAAATCTACATCTATATATTTTTTATATCCGGCTTCAAATGGCTTTGTAAAAAATAAACTCGGTTTAATTCCTTTGTGAAAAATACTTCGTGTAATTAAGAAAGCTGTTGCCTCGTAAGATAAAAATCTCCCCTTCGATCCTTCCTTCTTGCTCCGAAATTGAAAGCCTCTCTGTCGTACCCATTTGTTTATTCCTTGTGTTAATCCTCCTTTTTGTCCAGTACCTTTTCCAAACTTAAATGGACTATTAGGAGCTTTTGCTGAACTTGATTTACCCCTTACCCCTTTATCTTTAAATGCTCCATAATCAGCCATTGAAAAACCAACTATGCTAAATTTATCTTCAGTAACTATTTCTCCTTTTATACTATTAGATAAAGCATTTGTATTATTGTAACTTCCATATTGTCCACCTCGTTTTAAATTATCCTTCGCTTCCCGGATAACATAATCACGAAACATTTTAATAGTCTTATCAACTTTTTCTAATTGTCGACTCATCTTATAGGCATATCATTAGGAACTAATATATCAAATGTAGTGGTACATCCTGCCACTTTATCCTCAAACCTATCACGAAAAAACTCATAATTTACCCCTCCAGTAAGGTGATAGAGATTAGTTTCGCCACGTCTTAACATTTCTACTAACTTAATCCCAACCATTGATTGTGTGTGCATAACATCCTGTTCGTTACTATCGTCATCATTGACTAAATCCATTGAAATTACGGACAAATTATAAACAAATGCCTCGCCTTCTTCCCGAAATGAATTAACAATTATGTGAGATATTGGGTAAATATCCTGTTTATTCAATGCGATGTTGAAAATTGAGCCACTTGAAACGGTGTTGCAAAACGGGTCTTTATTCAATTGTTCCTCAATCTTGCTTATAACTTGATAATATCCTATCATTTTTTAATCATTTTAGCTTCTAAATCATTCTTTTCTTTCTCAAATGTGAGCCACGTTAAGCATTCGTGGATGTTTAATCTTGTAACTTCGTCAAATCTTGTAAGGTTTCCTTGAGCAATAGCATAGACTGAACTATACCAGCCCCATCTTTGCCCAAATTGCCCTGTTGCAGAATAGTCTGAATTTCCTTGTCCCTCTCCAAATAAGCTATCGTAACGTTCAATAATGCGTTCCCTAAATTGTAAAAAAAAACATTCGCTCCAAATACCACGTCCATAGGTGCGTGTTTCATTACATCGCCATAAGTTACTGTTCCGTTGTATTCCTCAATTTCATAAGTACCATTTAACCCATTCTTTTTAATTGGCCGGTACAAAACAGCCATTGCCCTGTGCATTAAATCCCAGTCGGTTATGTATTTGTCAAGGTCGGTATATTCCCCGAATGACATATCCTCTAAATTTGGAATGAAGCCAAACTCAACGCCTCCCAATTTAAAACGTTGTATTAGCTTATGTTCCTTTTCATTAAAGATAGTAGTTAGCGAACCGGTTATATCGTTTACGTCTTTGTACTTAATACTCGCAATATCTTTTAAGTCGATACCACAGAATATCTGCACCATTTTCTGATGTAAAAATTCTGAATCTTTATTGTCTTTGGCAATCTTTAAAAATGCCTGATATTGAGATAGCTTTATCTCATTTAATTTTGTCGGTATGGTAATTTCTAACTTCATAATATTAAAACGAAATTCGTTTAAAATTGTTTCAATAAAAAAGGGGCAACCGTTATGGCTACCCCTCTTTCAGAAATAATAAATAGTACAACTAAACAACTAACTTTACGTCAATTCCAAAAAAACGCTTTCTTGGATATAATTCTTTAAACATTTCGATTGCAGACTGTTCATTCTCTGCAATGATATATGCGTTCTCGTATTCTTTCTCGTTATCGCCATATCTAAACCACCCGTAAATTTCGTACTTTTTCATCGTTAAATATGTATTAAGGTTCTGATAATAAAATAGGAAGCTATAATAAGTCCTATTCTAATTTGTGTTTGTGCTTTCATAAGTTGTTAGTTTAAACCCAACCGCCTCTTTTTGAAATTGATTGTGAGTGAGTAAGACGGTTGGATTGGTTTATTATTATGTGCCAAAGATACAACCTTTTTTTTAATATGCAAACTTTTTTTAAAAAATTTTTATTCTCGCATTTGCAATATCAAACATCTGCCTTAATAACTGTACTTGACCAAAGGTTCTTGGTAGTGTTATCTGCACTTCCTGACCTGTCATCAAATGGATGTAACATTGCACGAATGCAATCATATAACTATAATTCATTTTAATAAATATGGTATTTGCCCCTGTCGGGGTTGCTTAATTGGAAAAATACATTATACCGGATGCAGTCAATTGCGTGGTTCCAGTTATCGACCACAAGTCCTGATTTCTTGTCCGAATATACGTAATTATTCAACTCCTTTGCTATATTATTACTATTCTCTTCAACTATTATCGTATAGTCCTGCATCAATGCTATTCCTGCCGTAATGCTTCCTGCCCCCTTTTCCGTAGGTACTATATTACATCCATTCGCTGACATTTCCGCAATCAATCTTGGTTCTGCACTATCGGCAACTATCAATCTGCCTCCTGCGATTGTTTTGTTATAGAAGATTATTTCGCTTGTGGTTAATTTCGGTTTATATAAATGCTCCTTAACATAGATAATCTTTTTAGACTTATCTATTGCAACCTCAACAAGTGTAGTAGGGTCGATTGAAAACCCATAATCCTGACCAAATGATGTTTGCAATCCGTCGGGATTAAACGCTCCAAAACGCCAGTTTGTGAATACAACTCCCTCTGCTTTATCCAACCACCCTCCAAGTATTTGATGTTGGTACTTTTTAGGATTGGTATCTTTTATCTTTTCAATCTCATCGATGAATGACTGATCAAGATTATCGAGATTGTCTAAATAGGTTGTATGGATGTAAGTAACATTTCCCTTGACACCATTAAACCCCTCCGAAACTCCCTCGCTTTCAAAAAAACGTTTATAAATCCAATGCTCTTTTGTGGCCGGGTTTAAAATCAATATCACCCTGTTCTGAACTCCTTTCTGTCTTATAGATAGGTTTATTTTATCAAATGTGGCTTCATCAACTAATTCCTCTGCTTCATCTAATATCCACGAAGTAACGCCTTGTAATGATTTTAAGTTTGCTGTTTGGTCTCCGCTGGAGGTCTTAATCCCTCTAAAGATTATTTCGCTTCCTGATTTTAGGTTCTTGATTTCGGACTTGGTTACTTCAAATATACCCTCTGCTTCGATTAAATTTATCTTTTCTTGAAACTCGGGAATGATTGATAGGTGTGCTGAGGTCATTGTCTGCCTCGTGAAAAGTATCTTATGACCACTTACAAAAGACAAAGCCGATGCCATTGCACCGACCTCGAATGATTTTCCACTTCCTCGCCCTCCTGTTATTATGAAGTACCTTGTTTCATTTTCCCAAAGTGGCAAATATTTTGCATTAAGATTTAGCATAATAATTAGTGAGGGTCATTCCGTAAACTGTCTTAACTTTGTGTTTCAATTCCTTGCAAAGTCTTTTATATATTCTTGGATGTACTGTAATTATATTTGGCTTTACTTCTAAAGCATTTGCATCCTGTACTATTCGATTGTATACCGGTCTTGAAATTTGTTTCATTTACTTTTTTTATTATGTCTATGAATAGACATTATTTAAATTTTATTACATCTTTTAAATCGAAGTCATTTATTTGCAAGTTTGTGTCTATTGTTTGTGCTGCTGCTCCATAACCAGAATCCATTAGTGCTTTATAAGCATTTACATCTCCTTCTCTTGCTTTTTTAATCAAAGCTAAAGTCATTAAATCTTCTTGACTCATCCTTTCATTTTCTCCTGTTAATGGATTTTTTAAGTTTTGATTGATATCAAGCCAATGCCTTGCTATTGTACTTCTATTTTTAGAACCTACTGGCCTACCTTTTGGATTACCACTTTCTCCTTTTTTAAATGGAATTAAATTATCTTCATTTGCCATTATTTCCAATCTTTAGTTATATCAACTCCGTTTCTTTTTATTGTTAAAGTATCATCAAGTTTAATCATTCGCTTTACTATTACATCGCAATACTTTGGGTCTAATTCCATTCCGTAGCATTTACGTTTAAGTTGGTGTGATGCTACCATTGTTGAGCCAGAGCCGAGAAATAAATCAAATACTAAATCGTTTGTTTTACTCGAATTATTGATAGCTTTTTCACATAATGGTATCGGTTTCATCGTTGGATGTAAATCGTTTTTTTGTGTTCTTGAAATTTCCCAAATATCATAATCATTACCTCCGTACCAATTGTGCTCATCAATCCATCCATAAAAAATATGTTCGCATTTACTCCAATAGTCCGAATTACTCATCGTGTGATTACCTTTATTCCAAGTAATTAAAGTCCTTGTTTTTAATCCTGTTCTATCCATAGAACTAAAATAATCCCCTAGCTTTAATCTATAAAAACAAATATAAAATGCTCCTTTAGTAAACAATTGAATATTTGCATTAATAGCGTCTAAAAAATCAGATTCTTTAGATTTATCCATTTTATCGTTTTTAATACCACCGTGAGTAGCATTAAAAGATTTTGTCCAATTACCATCTTTATTTGTTGTCATCCCACCATCAAAATCCATCAAATAAGGAGGGTCTGTAAAAACCATATCCGCTTTTTCTCCATTCATTAACTTTGCAACGTTATCTGAACAAGTGCTATCTCCACATAACAATCTATGTTCTCCTATCTCATATAAGTCTCCTAAAACACTAATTGGATCTTCTGAAGTAGTTGATTCAAAATCATCCTCTTCAGCCTCTAATACTTCATCAACTTCAAAAGCTGGCAAATCTAATCCCCAAGAATCTAACTCCTCTGTATTCCATTCATTCTGCAATACTTCCCAATCCCACTCGCCACCACTTGTATTATCTTTTATTAAAAATTCTCTCTGTTGATCCTCTGTTAAGTCTGTAATTATAATTGGCACTTCTTTTAGGCCAGCTTCTTTACAGGCTTTATATCTCATATTACCACCTAATATAATCATATCTTTATTTACTACGATAGGCCTAATGTTTAACATCTCTGGAAAGTCTTTTATAGACTGTACTAATTTCTTAAACTTATCATCCTTAATTAATCTTGGATTATTAGGATTTAGTTTTATTTCAGATATTTTTATATTTTGTTTCATATATTTTTATTCAGTTTTACCTTTTGCTTTTGGTGCTTCCACGAAATTAGATAGAATATCGATATAATTACGCCATTGCGACTCGTTATCGTTTTCGTTAATCATTCCTCCGATTTCCTCTTTATAAACTTCAGCTAATATAATCCTTTGACCAAGTGTCAATTCTTTTTTATTGTTGAAGTGGTCATTTATGATTTCTTGATTTTCTTTTTTCATAATAATGTTTTTATTTAAAACGAAATTTTAAGCAAATTGTTTCAAACGCTCTTTCAATTCTTTCAATTTCCGATAAACGAAATTGTAATCGTAGTTGTATTTTTTAGCGAATTTACGTATCGATAATTCTTCTTCAATATACTTCAAATAAAATAATTTGTCATCCCATTTCCATTTGTCTAACTGGAATAAAACGTCGGTAATATCTTTTGTAGGAGTTTCATTATCCTCAATGTCTAAATTGTCATAAAATGGGGTTGTTTCTAATTTGCGTTTTCGTATCATATCCACGCAGACAGATCGTAAGACGAAACCAAAGTAAGAGTCTGTTATAAATGCTTTACCATAAATCTTAATGTAAGCATCTTGAACAGCGTCTTCAGGGTAGTCAGTAATCCCAAAAGAATAGGCAAGTCCTATCCAATATTTATGTTTTGCTAAAATCTTTTCCATTTCTCTATATATATAATAGCGTCCATTAGTTCCTCTTGTAGGTGTTGTAGCCATTCCATGGCGTTTAAATCCTCTCTATCCATAGTAATACCGTATTTTTCAATTCCGACGTTAGAACGGTCTTTAATTTGGTTTATAACACTATCCACAATTGTATCTCTTATTTCGGTTTCAAAGACCGGTACTCCTGTATGATTCATAATATTGTTTTCTTACAAATATAATACTTTTTTTAATACAAAATCCACTAATTTATATTTGTAAGAATTTACTTGTTATTATTATATATTATTATTATTATTATTATTATTAAAAAAAAAAATATATATATTATATAGAAAAAAGACCCCCCCACCTTATTTTGGATTTTTTTTTAGGGGGGGGGGTATAAAAACGCACTTTTTTTTTGAAAAAATTGAAAAAGGGCTGTTCTTGTAAGAATTTTACCTCACATTCTTACATTTTCACTTTTTTGTAGAAAAAAAATTAAAAAAATTCGGTAGTGTAAATTATCTTATTTATATTTGTACCATAATAATTAAATAATCAACAAAATGGAAAAACAAGAAATTTTAGCAAAATTAGAAATGTGCATCAGCATATTGGAGAACTCTGAAAACACTTATGTGTGTAACCAACTGGAGAAAATATCCAAAGCACTTACAGAAGAATGGTCTAACTCTTATGTGTATGAAGAAGAAGTGAAAAAGGTATTAAATTACGATGAAACTATTAATAATTTAAACAAAATTTGGTAATGAAAAAAGTATTTTTAACAATGGTATTGTCAGCAACTATTTTAAGTTGCACAAAAGATGACGTAGAAAGAAAAGATTGCAATTGCAATAGAGTTGTAGATGTTATTACTCTTAAAGTAGTAGGAACAACACAAGGAAGTACAACTTATTACAAATATACAACTATAAACGATTGTACTGGGTTACAAAGAACAAGTGGTTGGGGTATTGAAAGCGTAAGGGAAGGAGATTGTAAATAATGAAAGAAATTAAACGATTTGACAAATGGATGAGAACAATAGTAAAATCCATTCACTATCACGACAACGAACAAATGTGTAACGCATATAAAAGAGTAAAACAATGAGTAATAGACACCAAGTAATCGAACAATTGGAAGTAAGTAACGCT